CGTCTCCAGCGTGTCGGCGCCGAAGCGCTTGGTCTCGTAGGCGATCCTCATGACGCCACCGTGGTGGCGTAGTCAAGCGCCGCCTGGACGGCCTCAGCCAGATCAGGGTCCTCCGGGCAGGCGTTGCACGTCACGGTCCCGTTCTCGATGCGGACCACGGCCTCGTAGCCGTCCGGGTCGCCGGGGTAGGTGTCGCGGCGCGCCACGATGACGTCGGTGAACCCGACGTTGCGGCTGGACTTGACCTCCAGCCGGTACTTCGCGGGCAGGCTCATGCGGCCTCCTCAATGGGCAGGTACAGCCCGCTCGGGTTGAGGTCGGTGACCATGCCGAGAATGTCGATCGGCACGCGTCCAGCCAGGCCATCGGTGTTCTGCATGGCGTCGAAGATCTCTCCGGCAGGCCAGCCCTGCACGGGCGCATGCGCGAGCACGCTCCACCCGTCGAAGTCGAGCGGGCCGAGGATGTCCAGGAAGCCCTGCGCCGCGCGCGAGAACGGCTTGCGCGGCGTGAGCGTCATCACTGGCCCGCGAGCCCCGCCAGGCCTGCCCCACTCGAAGATGAAGCCCTTGCCGTGCGGATGGTGTCGCCCGTCCTGGTAGGTGCCGACCCACACGCCGGTCACGGTGTCGTCGTAGCTCCAGAGCGTCGGGTCGATGATCGTCGCGTCGTCTTCGTAGCAGTTGCTGCCGAGGATGAGCCAGGAGTGTTGGCTGCCGACGCCGGAGCAGGCGCCGCGGGCGACCCGGCAGGTGCCGAATCGCCCGGAGCGAACCAACTTCACTGAAGCTGCGTGGCACTGGCCCGCCCACCTGTCGAGCGGCGCCAGCACCTGCTCTGCGGTCGCGATGGCCGCGTCGTCCTGGTGCGTCATCAGGGCATCTCTCCGAGCGCGTCGTTGGCGGCGTCGATGGCCGCTTCCCGGCGCTCCTCGCGCTTGGCCTGGACGTGCTCGGCCCACTGCTCGGCGTCGACCGGCTTGTCGTCCTCGTCGGTCTCGCCCTCGTAGTCGTCGGCGAACTCGTCCTCCTCGGCCTCCGGGTCGTCCATGCTCTCGATGTCGTCGGCGGCGCCCTCGACCGTGTCCGCGACCGACTCGCACTCGCTCGCCTTCTCGCGGATCTCCTCCGAGTTGGACGTCTCGTGGCCGAAGCCTTCCTCCATGTTGTCGGCGGACTCGCCGTAGCTCTCGCTCGCCTCGCGCAGCGCCTCCGCGTAGCCGCGCACGGCGTCCGCGATGTCGCTCAGGGTCATCTCGCTCCCGCCTGCGGCCAGCGCGTCCTCAGCGGCCTCCTGGCCGGAGTAGATCGTCTGGAGATGCGGGCTGGTGGTCTGCATCGACGGGCGGATCCGGCAGTCGGCGCAGAAGTCCTTGCGCTGGCTGTAGCGCCCGATGCGATTCGCGAACCACTTGTAGGGCTGGCCGGGCTTGATCTCCGTGCCGCAGTTGCTGCACGTGCGCGCCCGGCCGTCCTTGCGGCCCTTGGCGCTCTTGACGTAGGTAACTCGTGCCATCTGATTGCTCCTCGGTCTAGGGTTTGGCTCTAGGGATGGTAGCACACGTCGTGCGCTATCAGCGGGTCTTCCAGTTGCGCCAGCACACGAGCGGGATGTCGAGGATCTGCTCGTAGGCGTCCCTCTGGCCGCGCAGCTTGATGTGGGAGTGCACGCGGACGTGCGGGTGCTCGACCGGCTCCAAGTCGATGTGCTCGTGGAGCATCACGAACGAGAACGTGCTGATGCCCTGCGGGTCCAGGCGCCGGACGACCTTCTCTGGCAGCCGCCGGTTGTAGTTCACGGCCTTGGCCCGCTGCACCGCGCCCATGAGCTGCTTGTAGGTGCACCAGCGCCCGGCTTCGACCGGGTCGCCCTCGGGGAATCGCTGGATCTGATCGGTCATCGGACTAGCTCGAAGGCTCGGCGCTTGAGGATCAGCGGGGCGCCGTCCGGCCCCTTCACGTACGGAGCGATCCAGATCTGGTTGTGCGTCTTAGTGCTCGGATACCACTGGTTTCTCCAATGACCGTTCACCATCCAGCGGTGCGACCACTGGACCTCGCGCTCGTCGCCCTCGTACTGGGCGGCGTTCTTGGCGCGGCGGAGGGTGAAGACGACGACCTCCTTGATCTCCTTCCAGGTGGCCTTGGCCCGCTTCCAGGTGGGCCGGGCGACGCGCTCGTGGCGCGGGACCGCGATGGTCTGCTGGCACAGCCGGAAGAAGACCTTGACGTGCGCGAGCATGTCGCGGATCGAGTCGTCCTTCTCGAACACCTCTGACTCCTGGCCGAAGCGCAGAGTGGTGACGTACTCCATGGCGAGGTCCGAGCCGCCGATGCTGATGTCGCTGTAGCGGTTGCCGTCGTCCAGCGGATCACCGTCGCCGCGGTGCGCGTACAGCGTGATGACGACGCCGTCGTACATCTGGCCGTCCAGCGCGACGTCGACGCCGGGCCCCGGCGCCGTCTTGCGCACGGTCGGGTTCCACTGGATCGCCCGGAAGGGCATCTGCAAGCCGCGCGTGTCGGTGACGTACAGCGGCTTGGAGAAGTAGGCGAACCCGTGCGGCGTGATCAGATCGGTCACGACCAGCGGCTCCGGCTTGTAGCTCGTGTGGTCGGCGGCGTAGTCGACCAGCTCGGTGAGGTCGGCGCTGACGTACATCGGATCGCACTCGGTCAGGTACGTCGTGGATGCGTGGACGAGCATGGATGCGTACTCCGGATCGCCCGAGACGATCTCGCCGGTGGTGGCGTCGAACACGCCCGCGCGCCCGAGCGACTCCACGAAGCCGCTCAGGTACTTCCGGCCGTCGAGGGTGCCGAATGACCGCAGCAGCGACGTCTGTGCGTCGAGCGCGGTATCCCACCCTTCGCTTCTGGCTCTACTCATTGGGAATCTGTCTCCTCGGTCGGTGGTGACCCTCACAGCTTAGCACACTCTGTGAGTCACCTGACGGCGTCTTCCCACTCCGGGTCCATCCCGGCGAGCTTCACCACAGCCCACCGAGCGGCCTCGTCCAGCGCCCATGTCCACCGCTCGTTCTCGGGGTCGTACCAGACGCCGACCGGGACGCCGGTCAGCCCCTGCTGGCCGTCGTATTGCCAGATGCGCGCCTTGTCGCACAGCGACTCGGCGACGGGCGGCGTGATCGTGATGTGGACGTCAGGGTCGTGGTAAGTCATCACGCCAGCCCCGCGCTTCGCGCCTGGCGCAGATCGAGGCTCGGGATCCCCGGCTCGACCTTCGGCGGAACGTCGATCCGGCGCTTCGCCAGCCAGTACGCGGCGACCCATAGGAGCAGCCCCGTCCACGCGTCGTGGCGCAGCGGCGGGACCGCCAGGCCGATGAGCGCGTGGATGGCCACCGACGCCACTGTCGCGATCAGCGCCTGCTGGGCGATCCGTCCCGCGCGGCGGCTGCGGTAGAGCGTCGCTGCGCGCTGCTCCTCCGGCGTCAGCCGTCGTGGCGCCGGGCGAGCCGGACGGGACTGGTAGACGGTGCTGCGCGCCGGACGTCGCCGCCGTGACCCTCGTGTAGCGGCATAGAGCGCGTTGTCGACCGGGTGCAGCGCCCGCCGCGCGGACTTGACCGATCGGGGCGTGGCCGCTCGGCGCGCTGTCCTGACCGGATGGGCTGCGCGGCGCACGCTGCGCGGCACGACCGCTCGTGTGATGAACCCCATCAGGCCACCTCGTCCTCTGGCAGCGGCTCTGTCTCGTTCACCGACGCAGTCGGCGACTTCGAGCGACGGGCAGCCTGGTAGGCCAGGTCGGCCGTCGCGAAGCGGTGGCCGTACTTGTAGCGCCACAGCCGGTCGTCGCTGACGTACCACGGGTTCATGGGGCCGAACACGATGCACGCCACCCAGCCGCCGTCCTCGATCCAGTCGCCGTGATTGCTGTGGCGAGTGATGAAGACGGTGCGAGTCTTGTCGCCCTCGTCGGGCCAACTGATTCTCGTGACGAACTCGGTCGCCTCGTCCTTGCGTAGCTCTCTCATGACAGCTCGTCCAGTTGACCGGCGGCGTGTCTCAGTGCTCCGGCTGCCTGCTTGTATCCGCCAGCGGCGACGAGCTTGAGCGCGTCGGAGGTGAGGCTCAGGACGCGGGCCACCATCTGGCTCTCGGCGTCATGCTCGTGCACGCGGTCGGAGATGTTGCTCAGCCGGTCCACGTGGACGCGGGCGATCTCGCCCGGGTTGCAGTCCCACTCGATCCCGACGTAGCCGTCCTCGTAGTCCGCGCGGACGATGGCCTTGTCGCCCTCACGGTCCTCGACCAGATCACCGATCTTCATGCTCCACCTCCTACGGCGTGGGCGAACAGCGCGTCGACGGCAGCGTCGAACGTGTCGCACTCCGCGCTGAAGCCGCCGCCGAAGTGCGTCTCGGCCATCCACTTCTCGCTGTCGGTCATCCACACGGAGCCGATGGGGTCGTCGTTGTCGAGCCACACCCCGATGCTTCCGGAGCCGTTCTCGTCCAGCGCCCAGTCGAGGGTGTGACCCTCGATAGTCCGCGCGTTGGAGATGTACCCGGTGCCCATCCGGACGGTGTCGACCGTCGCGGTCACGTCGCCCCAATAGGCGCCGGTGAGATGAGACGCGATGAACGCCTCGATGTTCCGGACGTCCTTGTCGGCTGCGGCCAGATCGCCCTCGTAGCTGAACCGGATCGTCAGCGATGCCTCGTATGGCTTGCGGTCACTCACCGAAGTCCTCCTCGGTGACGCCGCCCTCAGGGTTGACGGTGTATGACGCCGTGGCGAACGACGCGTAGACGTCGGTGCCCTGCGCTGTCAGTAGCACGGGCTCGTGCTGGTGCTTGATCATCAGGGCGCACAGCGCGTCGGCCTGCTGACCTTCGAGTTGAATCTGCATGTGTCCTCCTCGGTCGGATGTCGCACCCATGTCGGTGCACCGAGAAGCGTAGCACACGTCGTGCGCTAGGGCAATCTACTCGTAGCCGTAGTCCTCGCCCTCGAACCCGTTGATCCGGTCCTCGTCGAGCATGTACCCGCCGTCGTCGCGGCCCGCGCTGTATTCCATCGAGTCCTCGCCCAGCTCCGAGCGCTTGAAGCCGAGGTCGGTGATCGTGTCCAGCGCCGTGATCTCCTCCTGATCAACCTGCTGGCGGATCCACCAGCAGTCCGCCGCCACCAGCGCGTACGTGCCCGCCTGCGCCCAGTCGTCGGGCCCGTCGGCGCGGTAGAGCACCGTGACCTTGCCGACGTCGTTCTGCTCGACGGAGCGGACGTTCGCGCACATCTGCTGGACGAAGTCGCTCGGGAGATCCTGCGGCAGCCACTCGCGCTGCGCGCGGATGCGCTCCTGGAGCGCGTCGATGGCCTCGGTCCGGCGCACGCTCGCGCGGCGCTGCATGTCATCGACGGTGAGCACGTCCTTCTGCTGGTCACCGGCGTAGTTGACGATGTACACCCGTCCAGCGAAGCGGTTCGCGAATGCGCGCGCGAGACGCCCCTCGGGCAGGTGGTCGATGGCGGCCATGACCACGCGGTAGCGGTCCATCAGCTTGGCCAGCTCATCGAAGCTCTCGACCAGCCCGAGGTGCAGCACGCGGCCCTGCGTCTCGGACGCCTGCTCGGTGATCCACACGTTCAGCGCGCGGACGCTCGCGACGTCGACGCCCATCATCACCGGGTTCGCGCCCTGGTAGGCGTCCGGCTGGATGTAGTCGCGCTGGGCGGCGGCGACCATCGCCGGGGTCAGCCGGGCGCCCTCGGCCTCCCACGGCTCGCCGAGGTCGCGGTTGAAGAAGATCTGGCGCTTGTAGGCCACCTGCTCCTGCGACGCCGTGATCAGCCGCGGGACGATGTCCGGGCTCGGGAGGATCAGCTTGGTGACGTGGTAGCCGCGCACGTGCCGGTCCGGGTGGGTCGCGACCCACTCCCCGATGGCGACGTCGAGTGGCTTGCGGCACACGCGGCACACCCGGATGGCGCGCTCCAGGTCGATGTTCTCCGCCCAGGTGACCGCCTGCCATTCGCCGCAGGCCTCGCACTTGACCAGCCACTCGCGCTGGTCGGTCTTCTTGTACTCCTTGTGGATGCCGTGCTCGGAGATGGTCGGGAAGCCGACGCGGCGGATCAGCCCGAGCGAGTCCTGGCCGCCGACGCGGCGCTCGGCGATCGGGATGTGCGCCTGGACGAGGAGGTCGTGCTCGTCGAGCGCGAGCGCGTCGGCGTCGATGGACTCAAGCCCGGCCTCGGCCTCGGAGCCACGGAAGTAGCAGATGCCGAGCCCCACGCTCTTGAGCGTCTTGTTCATCACCGACGCCGGGGGCACGCGGGTCCGGAGGTACTCACCCAAGATAAGCGGCTTGATCCGGCCGTCTGAGAAGTCGAGAAGCTGGCGCTCGCGGGGGAAGATGTAGAGGACGCGGGCGGCGTGCATGTCGGCCCAGCACAGCGCCCAGCGCACCAGCCAGGCGGACATGCCGAGCTGCGTCGCCTTCATCACGACGACCTCCTTGTCATCGAAGCCCTGCTCGTACAGCTCCTTCTGGAACGGCCAGCGCGCGAAGTTGAGCGGGCCCTTGCTCTCGGGCACCTTCAGCGCCCAGTCAAGGAAGCTCGCGCGCCGCTGCTCCTGCGCGTCGAGGTCGGACTGCAGCGCGTCCAGGAACGCGTCGGTGACGCTCAGCCCGAAGTGCTCGCGGGGGTCAAGCTTCAGCGGCACGCCGGTCCAGGCTCTCCAGGTGGAAGACGCAGTAGGGCTCGCGCGGCTCGGCGGTCTCCGTGCAGCCGGGCATGTCGCACCGGCGCTTCGGTAGGCGGCGCCCGGTGCGCAGCCGGGCGCGCGGGGTCGCAGCTATCTCGTCGCGGTAGTGCGCCAGGATGTCGCGGTGGAACTCGCAGAAGCGCGAGCCCTCAGCCCTGTCCGTTGGACAGTTGGGGCTGCTGCAACGCATCGGCCTTCAGGGTTTCGAGGATTGAGCGCTTCATCTCCGGCGTGGCGCCCTGCTCGGTGAGGACGGTCACGAGTCGCACGGCCAGGGTCTGAACGTCAAGCTCCAACCGTAGGGTGCCGAGGTCGTGGGGCAGGATGCCGGTGGCCTGCATCAGCTCGGCGGTGCGCGTGAGCGCGTTGAGCTGGGCGTTGATGGCGGCGATCTTGACCGTGTCGGTGCCGGACGCGTCAGCGACCTCAGCGAGCTGCTCGGTCCAGCTTTCCAGGCGGTCGAGCATCGAGTGGACGATGGCGATGGGGTCGCGGCCCTGGTAGGTCGACTGGTTCTGCTCGCGCCAGCCGGTGTAGATCCGCTTGCACCAGGCCTGCGTCAGCCCGTACTTCTCGGCCAGGTACGGCCAGCTCTGGCCGCGCAGCCGGTCACGGATCAGCTCGGCGTCACGCTCCTCGCGCTCGGCCTCGGTCATGCCCTCCTTGCGCCCGTGCTTGCGCTCCTCACGGTCGGTCATGTCCTCTATCGAGCGCTCGTCACCCTCCACGCGCCCAAGCGTATCGCCGGGGCCTCGTAAGAAAATCAGGCGAGTTCTCGGTCTGTATGTC